TACGCATCGACGCGGCAGCGCGCGACGGCCTGCGCCGTGAGCGCGTCCAGTCGGTCAGCGAATGGGCCGACGAGTATCGGAACCTCAGCCCGGTCGCGAGCGCCGAGCCGGGCCGGTGGCGCACGTCGCGCACGCCGTACCTAAAGGCCATCATGGACGCGCTGACGCCGACGTCGCCGGTGAAGAAGGTCGTCGTGATGGCCGGGGCGCAGGTCGGCAAGACCGAGTGCGGCAACAACTGGCTCGGCCACATCATCCATCGCTCGCCCGGCCCGATGCTCTACGTTGAGCCGACGCTCGACACGGTGAAGAAGGTCAGCCGCCAGCGCATCGCGCCGATGATTGAGTCGTCACCCGTCCTCGCTGCGCTGGTCAGCGAGCCGCGCGCGCGCGACAGCGGCAACACCGTACAAGTAAAGGTGTTCAAGGGCGGCCTGCTCATCATGACGGGCGCGAACTCTGCCGCAGGATTGCGCTCGATGCCCGTGCGCTACCTGTTCTGCGACGAGGTCGACGAGTATCCCGGCGACGTCGACGGGCAGGGCGACCCAGTGGCGCTGGCCGAGAAGCGCACCGCCACGTTCTCGCGGCGCAAGATTCTACTGACGTCGACGCCGACGACGCACGGACTGTCGCGCATCGAGCGCGAGTTCCTAAACACCGACCAACAACGGTACTTCATCCCGTGTCTGGCCTGCGGCCACATGGACTGGCTTCAGTGGACGGCCGGGGGCTGGCGGGGCGAGGAGGGCACGCATCACTCGATGGCTTGGACGGGCAGGGACGTCTCGTCGATTCGCATGGAATGCTCAGCGTGCCATGCGCTTACCGAGGAGCGCCACAAGACGGGAATGCTCGCGCGCGGCGAATGGCGAGCGACGGCCGAGGGCGCGCCGGGCGTCATGGGTTTTCACCTGTCGAGCCTCTATTCCCCGCTCGGCTGGAAGTCGTGGCCCGAATGCCTCGCGGAGTTCTTCGACGCGAAGGGCGACCCGTTCAAACTTAAGACGTGGGTCAACACGGTGCTCGGCGATACGTGGGAAGAACGCGGCGACGCCGTCGACGTCGCGACTCTCGCCGGGCGACGTGCGACCTATCCGGCGCAGGTGCCGCATGGCGTCGGCGTTCTCGTTGCTGCCGTCGACGTGCAAAACGACCGCATCGAGGTGGCGGTCAAGGGCTACGGCGATCGGGAAGAATCGTGGCTCATCGCGCACGCCCGGCTCTACGGCGACCCGGTCGGCGACAAGGTCTGGCACGAACTGACGCAGTTCCTTGACCGCACATATACGCACGAAAGCGGGCGCAAGGTGAAGGTGTCGCTCGCCGTCTGCGACTCGGGCGGCCTGCATACCGAGCAGGTGTACAAGTTCTGCAAGGCGTCGCTGCTCGCGGGGCGCACCCTGTTCCCCATCAAGGGCGGCTCGCAGTCGGGCAAGCCGCTGGTTCAGAAGCCGAGCAAGATGAACCGTTACCGCGTCCCGCTGTTCGTGCTCTGCGTGGACACCGGCAAGGACATCGTGATGGGACGCATGCAGGTCGCGACGCCCGGCCCCGGCTACATGCATCTACCCGATTGGGCGGACGAGGAATACCTCTCGGAGTTGACCGCCGAGCGTGCCGTGCATAAGTACGTCAAGGGGCGCGGCGCGGTGCGCGAATGGGTCAAGATACGCGACCGCAACGAGGCGTTCGACCTTGAGGTGTATGCGCTCGCGGCACTCTACATGCTCGGCTCTGGCGTCGTCGTCGACCTCAATAAGCGCGCCGCTGCGCTATCGTCGCCGCCCGAGTCTGGCGACGTGTTGTCGGCGACCGGGTCGACGTCGCCGCATCGAGGCGTCAACGTCCGGCGCACGACGACGTGGGCGGCACGCTGGCGCGAATCATAGCAATCTTGTAGTTGTAGGAGTAAGCCCGCCGCCCTAGCTTGCGGCGCATGGCGACTGTCCAGTTGTCGACGATGCCTGAAGTTTTCGCAGCGGGCACGACCGTCGTCTACACGCGCACCGAACACACGTTCCCCGCCGACGATGGCTGGGCAAACATGCTGTCGCTGACCGGCCCCAGCACGAATCCGCAGGTGGCCGGTGTCGCGTCGGGCAAGAGCTTTGTCTTCACGTTGACCTCGACCTCGACCGCGCTGCTTCTGCCCGGCCCGTACCAGTGGCGCGAAATCGCGACGAAGGGTGCGACCTCCTACGCCGTCGCCGATGGCTTGGTCGAAATCCTGCCCGACCTCCGTCAGTTCAACGCTGGCATGGGAGCGTCGTGGGAAGCGCGCATGCTCCCGCTCATCGAGGCCGCGCTTGAAACCCTCCTGACTACGGGCGTGCAGGCGTACCAGATTGGCAGCGGAAACGCCGTGCGCTCGTTCACGAAGACCGACGTCGGGCAACTCATGCGGATTCGCGACAATCTCAAGTCGGTCATCGAGTCGCAGCGCAGGCCCGGCGAGTTCGGCATCGGCGTTCTTGGTCGATTCACCGGATATGAGGCGGAACTGTGAAAGAAAAAAGCGACGCACTGGAACGCCTACGGGCGGCATGGGGCGTCCTTCGTGGACGCCCCTTGCGTCGCTCCGCTTTCAAAGCGGCCGACGTCAACCGGACTGTGCTCGATTGGATTACGGGCGATTCGACCATCGACGACGATATGCGCTTCGGCATCGCGCGCATTCGCTCGCGCGCGCGCGACCTTGAGCGCAACAGTCCGGTCGCCAAGCAGTACCTCCGCATGTGCTCGGTCAACATCATCGGCCCGAATGGCATCAAGTGCAGGCCGCAGGCTCGGCTTGCCGACGACTCACTGGACCGCGACACGAACGCGGTGATGTCCGAAGCGTGGAATGACTGGTCGCGCAGCGTCACGCTCGACGGGCGTATGTCGCTCAACGCGTTTTCAAGACTGGCCGTGCGGAGCGTCGCGCGCGACGGCGAAGGATTGATCCGGCTCTGGCGCGGCTATCAGGGCAACGTCTACGGGCTGGCGTTGGAGGGCATCGACCCCGCGCTACTCGACGAGTCGCTGAACCGCCCGCGCGGCGAATCGCAGAATGAGATTCGCCTCGGCGTCGAGGTCGACGAGATGAGCAGGCCGGTCGCCTACCACATATGGGATAGCCCGTCGCGCCTTGCGTCCGTGCGATCCCGCAAACTGCTCCGCATTCCAGCCGACCAGATTCTCCACATCTACGACCCCGAGCAGGTCAATCAGACGCGCGGCGTCCCGTGGATGGTCACGGCGATGATGCCGATTCGGATGCTTGAAGGATACCGCGAGGCCGAGGTCGTAGCGGCCCGGCTCGGCTCGGCCAAGATGGGATTCTTCCAGCGCAAGGACGGCATGGATACGTCGGCCATCACGGCCGAGGGAAGGGACGCGTTGCAGATGGACGCCAATCCCGGCTCGTTCCACATTCTGCCCGACGGTTACGAAGTGTCGTCGTGGCAGGCGGACCATCCCAATACGGCCTATGCGGCGTTTATCAAGGACAAGTTGCGCGAGTGCGCGCAGGCGCTCGGCGTGTCGTACAACTCGCTGGCGTCGGACTTGGAGGGCGTCAACTACTCGTCGATGCGCTCGGGCCTGCTCATCGAGCGAGACGTGTGGCGGGTCTATCAGCAGTGGTGGATTGAAAGCGTCCTAGACCCCATCTATCGCGAGTGGACTTCGTCCGCCTTGCTGCGCGGCGTCGCGACGTCCGGTGCCGAGGGTCTGCGTCTGCGTTCGCCCGAGGTGGCCTATGCGCCCGTGCGCTGGTCGCCGCGCGGCTGGCCGTGGGTCGACCCGATGAAGGACGTTCAGGCGACGAAGGAGGCCATTGATTACGGCCTCGCGTCGCGCCAGCAGGCGCTCTCAGAACAGGGGCTTGACTATGAGGAGACGCTTGAAGAACTCGCGCTGGAGAAGGAGCTGGCGAGCGAATACGACATCGACGTGCAAGTCGATGCGAGCGCGGGGTCGGGGGAGATGCCCGTCACGGAAGACGACTCGGCGTTGTCCGACGACGAGAGCACCCCGGCCCCCAACGGCAACGGCAAGTCTGGAGCAGACGCGGCCCATCGACGGAGGTTCTGATGCCGTATTCCAAGCTGAAGCAGGTCGGCAAACTGCCGAAGCAATACCGGGACACCGAGGCGTCTGTGCGCGTCGCGCGCGAGTCGAGCGAGACGGAGTCGGCACTCTATGAGGTCGCCGTCAGCACCGAGGCCGAAGTTGAACGCTGGTACGGCGTCGAGGTGCTTTCGCACGCGCGCGGCGCGGTCGACCTCTCGCGACTGAAGCGCGGCGCGGCGGTGCTCGTCGACCACTACGGCGATCAGGTGGGCGTTGTCGAGTCGGCACGCATCGACGAGGACAAGGTGTTGCGCGCCGAGATTCGGTTCAGCGACAGCGCGCGCGGTCAGGAGGTCGAGCGCGACGTGGTGCGCGGCATTCGCCGCAACATCAGTGTCGGCTACTTCGTGAAGAAGGCCGAGTCGGCGGGCGCGCGCGACGACGGCATGGAAGTCATCAAGGTCACGCGCTGGCAGCCCGCTGAGGTTTCTATCGTCAGCGTTCCTGCCGACATGAATGCAGGAGTCGGGCGCACCGCTGAAGAATACCCTGTCGAAATCGAGGACGAACCCGCAATGGAGGAACGCAAGATGGACGAGAAGGTGGAGGTGAAGACCAGCGCACCAGCCGAGGTCGAGGCGCTGCGCGCGAAGGGCATCCGCGACCTGTGCGCGGCCAACGGCCTGAACGATCGGGCGCAGGAATACATCGCCTCTACCTTGTCGGTCGAGTCGGTGGCGTCGCGCATCATCGAGATGACGAAGACCTCCGGCCCGGCGCAACCGGCGCAGGAGGAAGTGCAGAGGAAGATGGCGCGTGAGATGCGGAACTATTCGGTCGTGCGCGCCATTCAGCGCAAGGTGGCCGAGGCTGAGGGCACCGGCAAGTTTGACGGGCTGGAGGCCGAGGTCCACGCAGAGATCGAGCGCAACCTCCCGGCCGAGGTCAAGCGCAACGGCGGCTTCCTAATGCCGCTGCACGTTCGCACGACGCTCGATTCTCTGACGCTGGCGAAGGGTTCAGAACTCGTCGCCGAGCAGCCGGGTCAGCTCATCGAGTTGCTGCGGCCGCAGTCGGTCGCCATCGAATCGGGCGTGCGAGTGCTGACCGGACTGGTCGGACCCATCGCGTTCCCGAAGCAGACGGCGGGCGCGACCGTCTATTGGGTGCCGGAGAATCCGGCTTCAGCCGTTGCTGACGGCGAGCCGAGCCTCGGGCTGTCGCTCATGTCTCCCAAGACCATTCAGGGCAACATTCCGTTCACTCGGCAGTTGCTCCAGCAGTCGAGCATCGGCATCGAGGCGTGGGCGCGCGATGAACTGAGCATCGGCCACGGCCTCGCCATCGACAAGGCGGTATTCCACGGGCGCGGCAACAACGGCGAGCCGACAGGAGTCTACGCGGCTGCGGGCGTGAACGCGGCGAACATGACCAACTTCGCGGGCATCGTGAACATCGCGGGCGGCGCGCTGATGGGGATGATTTCGACCATCTCCGACCAGAACGCCGACATCGGCACGCTCGGATGGGTGACGACTCCGCTGATGGCTGGCAAGCTGCGCGTCAATCTGGAGTTCTCGGCCGCTGGCGCGAGCACCATCTGGCAGGGGCCGCTGCGTCAGGGCACCATGCTCGGATACACCGCGCGCACCAGCACGCAGGTGTCGAAGGTCATGAGTTCGGGCGCGTCGCCGCAGCCGACCGGCGGCGCTATTCACGGCATGATGTTCGGAAACTGGAGCGACATCCTGCTCGGCCTGTTCGGCGCGCTTGAGGTCGTCGTCGATCCGTACAGCAACAAGAAGAAGGGCATCATCGAAGTGACTACGTTCCAGATGGCTGACCTTCTCGTCCGTCACGGCGAGTCATTCAGCAAGTCATACGATTCGACGCTGACGTAGCCAAGTGGCGGCATATCGTACGGTTCACAGCTTCAGCCGAGGCGAATCGCTCGGCGACGTGGCCAGCGGGACAACGCTGACCGTGGGCGTGGACATCTCGGAGCAGGAGGCCGTCAGCCTCCTGCGTTCGGGGCACATTTCTGCGCCAACGACGAACGATACGGCGATGTCGTTCTCGGACTGGTGCGGTTGGCGGCGAGCAGAAACGTCGACGCCTACGCAGTGGGTCCAAGTCATACAGGGATTCTGTCCGGCTAGCGGCGTGACGGCGGCGGTGGGCGACATTGTGCTCATCGACGCGCAGTCGGCCGAGGGTTGGATCGGGCAAGGGTGGGTTGTTACTCCCGCGCCCTACGACATCACCGTGACGCAGGGACCGCACGGCGGCACGCTGTTCGACGGCAGCGACGAGTTGTACATAAGTGAGAGCGTCGCCGGGGTTCGGGTTCAAACTGTGGCCTACGGTGGCAGCCTTGCCATCGATTGCTACGCTTCGCCCGGATACAACCTCGACGTCATCACGCTGGACGCCGTTCCGGTCAGCCCGGTCGGAACGGTCTACACGCTCACGAACGCCACGGCCATTCATGCGGTCGTCGTGACGTTCGTCGCAGAATAGGAGGACTGGTGAGGTACCTCGCGCTGCATGGATTCTGTGTCGGCAGCGGCGTAGACGTGAAGAAGGGCGAGTTCGTGATGGTGCCCGAGGGTCGCGTCAAGGAATGGTTGTGGAACGGGCACATCGCGGTGGTCGAGGACGAACCCGAAGCGATTGTCGCGCAGGACGAGACGCCAGTGAACCGCGAGCCGGTGATGGCTCGGACAAACCGGAGGTCATAGGATGCCAGCCGTTACCGTAGCACCAGCACATCAGGCGCGCACCGACCTGTTCACGATTGCCGAGCGCGGCATCAACGCCGCGTCGGCGTTCAACGGCACGCCCATCGACATCAGCGACTACGAAGGCCTACTCACCGTCAGTGTCGCGTTTATTGCGGCGACGGGCGCGCAGACCGGCATCGCGAAGTTGCAGACCGGGGATGTGTCGAACGGCTCCGATGCGGCCGACTACGCGCCGACCGGCGGCGGGGCGGTTGCGTTCACGACGTTCACGCAGTCGGACCTGACCAAGATGTTCCACAAGGTCTACGACACGAACGGAATGAAGCGGTACGTGCGTCTCGTCATCACCGCCGCTGGCTCCACGCCTGCCATCAGCGCGGCTGCGTTCGTGACCGGTTCCAAAAAGGCGCAGTAATGCCGGGCCTCGCGCTTGCGGTCCAGTTCCAGAATCGCGAGGTGTTAGATGGCCGTCTCGCGCGCGTCAGTGCGACTCTCAGCGGCACAACCCCCGCCATCACGAGTGTTTATGTTCTAACAGGCATGAAGCAGGCATAGCGGATGGCCTTCTACGGCGAAGCCGATTTGATCGGGGCGCTCAACGACACGGGCGTAGACGTCAGCATCGCTGACCAGTGGTACACGAAGGGATATTTCGACGTCGCCGACGAGGTGTTGCTTATTGAGAACAACCTCGCGGCGATGTCCGGCCGTGTGTTCGTGCTGGTCGTCATGGCTGGAACGCTCGGACCATCATGCAAGGAGGGCACCAGCGTCACGGTGGACAGCGTGCTCTACACGATTCATTCGGTGCTGAGCCAAGCGGACGGCGCGCAGCAGCGTATCGTCCTTCTCAGAAGGGTATGAGATGCCTTCGGCGGGTATTGAGTCGCGACTGCTCGATGCGCTCATTGCGGCGCTCGGCGTCATCGGGACGCCGCCCGCGAACTGGCGCACCGTCCCGGTTGTCGTCGATGGAATCCCGAGCGACCCGCTGCCGTTCGCGGACAAGCCGCGCATCTACGTGCAATGGGCAGGGACCGAGCCGGGAACCGGCGAAGCCGGAACCTCGACGCATCTGTGGCGCGTCACGTTCGCCATCTGGATGACGGCGGCGACGAATCGCACGCTGCTCGACTTGAAGCGCGACGTGTCGGCCGCATTGTTCGTTGCCGAGGGAACTGTGATGGCGGCATTCGGGCAACCGTTCTGGTTCGGCGATGCCACGCCGCGCAACGACATGCTCTCGGCGGGACTTTTCGTCGCGTCGTTGAACGTCTGGATTGACGCCATCGTCGACCACAGCACTCCGTAGGAGGACAGATGCCCGGCCTCGGCCTGAAGTCATACGTGCAGTTTGCGAAGGAAGCCATCTTCGGCACGCAGCCAACCTACATCTCGCACCCGAAGCTGGAGATCATCTCCGAGAATCTGACGCCGCAGATTGGCGCGATCCGTGACCCGTCGCTGTCGAACAACCCGTCACTGCGCTCGCTCTATGAGGCGGGCAAGTTGTACCGGGGCACGATCGTGATGCGCGGAAGCTACGACGGCATGCTGGAACTACTGCGCGCGACCGTCGGCACCTATTCAAGCGCAATAGTCGAAGCGGACCTTGTGTGGGACCACACCTACAAGGAGATTGCGTCGCCGTTTTCGTACAGCGTCGAAATCATCGCGGGCGACGTGCCGACGGGCAAGTGCTTCCGCCTATCCGGGGCCAAGATAACGTCACTCACGTTCCGAATGACGGCCGGACAAGGGACCGACGCGATGGGGCAGATCGAGATCGGCCTCATCGCAACCGACATGCAATCCGACCAGACCATCACGACGAAGTGCGTGGCCGACCGGACGACCTGTACCATCGCGGGCGCGACGACCATCACGCACGCGTCGTCGTTCTGGACTTACGGCGTTCGCATCGGCATGGTGCCGGTCCACGCGAATATCCCGGCCGGAACCTACATCACCGCAATCTCGTCGAACGGCCTGACGCTCACGCTCAATCAGGCATGCACGAACGGGTCGGCCCTGACCATCGCGTTCGGCCCCGGCTTCCCGTTCCTGATGCCGGTGCTATTTCATCACGCCACGCACGTCGACGACGGCACAACCGACGGCGGGCCGACGCTCGTGGCGTCTATCGCCGGGACCATCTCGGGCACAACGACGTTTACGCGCAGCGCCGGTTCGTTCGCGACCGATGGAGTGGTCATCGGCTACCTCATGACCGGGGCCGGGCTGAGCACGACGACGGCGACGACTGTGGCGTCCGTCACGCCGCCGACCGTTCTGACGTTCACACCGGCCGGGACGAACGGCGCGGCGACGCTATCATTCGCGAATCCCCTTCGCGTGCGCTCGCTGGAAATGACGCTAGACAACCCGGTCGACGACGGCCGTTTCTATCTCGGCTCGCGCAACGTCGACGAGGCGGTACGAAACGATTTCTTGTCCTGTCGTTGG